CAAGCTCTACTGAGATTGCGTAAGGGGTGGATGGTTAGTCACCCGCAGGATACACCAATGGAAGAGGCAACAGGCCCGAAAGGAAGTTACTGGTAATGGAATCATTAGAGGATAGAGTAAAGAGACACGAGGGTTTTCGTAATACCGTCTACCGAGATACCCTAGATAAGAGAACAGTGGGCTACGGCCACCTATGCGTGGAGGATTTCTGGAAGGATAATAAAGAGTACGATGAAGAATTTCTTTCGAGTATACTTAAAGATGATTTAAAAAACGCTGTAGAGGGTGCAGAGAGACTCTTAAAGAATTGTTCAATACTACACAACTCAGCTAAAGAAATTGTTATTGAGATGGTATTTCAACTAGGAGAAACAGGTGTAAGTAAATTTAAAAATATGTTAAAAGCATTAGAAAATGGCCCCGATTATGAAGTGGCATCAATAGAGATGCTCGACTCACGTTGGGCGAAACAAACCAAGAACAGAGCCGAAGAGCTCGCAAACGAAATGAAAAAATTAGGAGTATAAGCATGAATAAAGAAAAATTATCAAAAAAAGGAATAACGAAGGGTTTAATTAAATCTGTAAGACACGTTGATGGGCCACAATTATTGAGAAATTTTTACAAAAGACCCACTGTGTCTACAATTAAAGCCGCTTTAATAGGAACGGGATTAGCAGGAACAGAGGGAGCCGCAAAAGAAATTTATAACCAAATTAAAGACCGTAAAGGCGATGCGGCAAAAGTTTTAAGCGAAACTCTTAATAATATAGCAAGGCGTGGTACGCAGGCATATGTGGGAACTAAAAATTTTGGTAAAAAAATTAAAGAAGGGCTTAATTTCAATGAAGGCGGAATGGCAACTGCTCGTAAAGAAGGCATGGGCTTACAATATAAAATGGGCGGCGGATACATGAAAAAAAAATCTCCAATGGCTACATATAAAAAGGGTGGTTCAGTAAAATCATCTTCTAAAAAATCCAGAGGCACAGGAGCGGCTATTAAGGGAACTAAGTTTAAAGGTGTATTTTAATGTTAAAGTCTGGGCCAAAACAAAAAAAAAAATTAGAAACAAAAAGTGAACTCAGACAAAAAAGAGCTAACCATTTAATTAGTTCAATGCGTAAAACAATTGATAAAGAATTAAAAGGTGAAAAAATTCCCCCCCAAAAAAGTAGATACAAAAGTAATGTAAATCCTCAAAAAATATTAGAGCGTATGAATAATATTTTAAAAAACGTATATAAAAATAAATTTAAAAAAGGTGGATTAGTGAATTCAAAAACTATTGCAAAAAAATATTTTAAAGGAACATTTTAAATGGCAGTTACTCCTTTCGGGTCTGTAGACCCACTTTTAGAAACAGAAGTTACAATCATTGCAGAAGGCGAGCCAGTGGAGGAAACTGTAGAAGTTTCTGATAACCTTGCTGAAAACATGAGTGATGAGGAGTTAAACGAAATTTCTAGTGAATTACTAGATGCCTTCGATGCTGATTTAAATAGCAGAAAAGATTACGAAGAAACAATCAAGAAGGGTATGGATTTACTTGGTCTCAAAATAGAAGAGGCAACGAAACCATTTCCGGGTGCCTGCTCGGCTCATCATCCCATGATGATTGAGGGTGCAGTACAATTTCAATCGCAGGCAATAAAAGAATTGTTTCCTGCTGATGGCCCAGTTAAAACTAAAATTATTGGTCAGAGAACAGATGAAGTTGTTAAACAATCAAGCAGAGTAAAAGAGTTTTTAAATTATCAAATTACAGAGTCAATGGAGGAATACTTTGATGACTTTGACCAGATGCTTTTCTATCTTCCTATTGTTGGTAGTTGCTTTAAAAAAGTATACTACGATGAGGCATTACAGAGACCCGTTGCAAAATTTATTCCTATTACTGATTTTGTTATTTCTTACAATACAACAGACCTAAGAACGTCTGGCAGATACACACACATATTACGATACACAGAAAACGAATTGCGTAAGAGGCAGGCAAATGGTTTTTATATGGATGTTGATATGGAGATGAACCCAGAAGAGGATGACTCCAATGACATTACACAAAAGATACAAGACATAGAGGGTATTACACCATCAAAGAGTTATCAGAAGGATGGAAGATTTACTATTCTAGAAATGCACGTTGACATAGATATACCGGGCGAAGAAAAAGATTTTGCTTGTCCACACATTGTCAGCATATGCAAAGAAACAAAACAAATTTTATCTATTCGTCAAAACTATTTAGATGACGATGAAAATTTTAAAAGAATACAACACTTCGTACACTACAAATTTTTACCGGGATTTGGATTTTATGGTTTAGGCTATGTTCACTTACTTGGTAACTTACAAAAATCCGTAACAACCATTCTTCGCTCCTTGGTTGATGCAGGACAGTTCTCCAATTTACCGGGTGGCTTTAAGGCTAGAGGCATGAGGGTAGAGGGAGAACAGCCTGTTGGTTTTGGTGAGTTTAGAGATGTTGAGGGATACGGCGATGACATAAGAAAATCTATCGTACCTCTACCATTTAAAGAACCATCGCAAACACTCTTTGCTCTTCTTGGGTCTATGACACAAGAGGGAAGAAGACTAGCGGCGATAACTGATATGCAAGCCGGTGACATGAATTCAAATGCACCTGTAGGTACAACCATTGCTCTACTAGAGCAGGGTATCAAGGTTATGTCCTCTATTCACAAGAGACTACACAAAGCACAGAGAGAAGAATTTAAAATACTATCAAGAATTAATAAAGATTACCTACCAGACTACTATCCCTACAGTGTAGAGAATGATACTCGGTATGTATTCAAAAAAGACTTTGATGCAAAAATAGATATTGTTCCGGTTTCTGACCCGAACATATTCTCTACAGCACAGAGAGTTCTCCTTGCACAAACGCAACTGCAAGCGGCGGCGGCGGCTCCACAAATTCACGATATGAAGGAAGCCTACAAGAGATTGTATGAGGCACTGGATGTCAAGAATATTGATGATATGCTTCTCCCAGAGGCAGGAGCAAAACGAAAAGACCCCGCAACAGAGAACTACGCAATGATGTATGGCAGACCCGTTAAGGCATACGCCTCTCAAGACCACGATGCACACATGGCTGTACACACGGCAATGATGCAAGACCCAACAATGACACCACAATCACAGCAGGTTGCAATGGCACTGGCGGGTAACATAACGGCACACATTCAAGAGCACATGGCTCACAAATACAGAGCAATGATTATGGCTCAGACTGGTGCAGAGTTACCACCGGCTCCAGAGTACGATAGAGCTAATCCGGGCAAGGATGAAGAATACGAAGAAATTCCAATAGAAACAGAAAATCAAATTGCTCAGATGCAGGCACAGGCAGGAATGCAGATGTCTCAAGCGGCTCAACAACAACAGCAACAGCAACAACAGCAACAACAGATGCAAGACCCAAGAGTTCAAATTGCAATGAAAGACCTTCAGATTAAAGAACAAGAGGCACAAAGAAAAGCAATGGATACTCAGCAGAGAGCTCAAGATAGAGGCCGTGAGTTAGACATGAAAGAACAAAAAGAAGCGGCTGATGCACAAATAGATATAGCTAAACTAGAGTTAGATAGAGCAAAAGCAGAGTCTGATATTGCATTAGACCAACAGAGAATTGAGTCGAACGAGAAGAGGGATGCACTTCGCTCCAGAGCAAATAAATCTCTCGCAAGAGAAAAAACAATAAGTGAGATAGCAAAGCAAGAAATGAATAGAGGGATAGAGTAATGAACCCTTGGTTATTGCAATTGATTAATCAAGGATTAATACATGGCCCAAAAATCCCGCAATATGCACAAAATGTAGCACGAGGTGGAGAGAAAGTTGTTCAAGGGGGAATTAATACTTTAAACAGATATGCTAACCCAGTATTAAATAAAATTTTTAATTCGGGAATAAATGTACCTCTAAGATATTTTGATAAAGGTGTAAGTAAAGCAACAAAAGCTCCATCTGCTTTATCCGCCGCCGGAACGGCTTACGGAGTTGAACGTTATGCTGATGACTTGCCAACATTGATAGAAGAGGCAGGTTATTTTTCTGGAGCAGACGATGCATCAAAATTTATAACTGGTGAAGGTGAAAGTGGTTTTCTTGAAGATATAGGTCTTTTTGATGCGGCAGGAGCTCTTATAGATAAAATTACAGGTAATAACTCTAAAGATAAAAAAGAAGATAAAGAAGATAAGAAAGATAAGAAAAAGAAAAAAGAAACAAAAAAAAATAAAGAGCCATCTATAGATGGCTTACCTTTAGATGCTGAAGAAGCAAAAAAGAAAAAAAATTTAAAAAAAGGTGGATACGTTAAAAAACAACGTAAACGTAAACCCTATAAATCAAGTTCATTTGCAAAAATGAAAAAATCTAAAAAAAGAAAATATATCTAGGAGTATAATATGGCAGAAAAATTAAGTAAAAAAGAAATAGCAAAAAAAGTAATAAAAAAATTAAAATCACCAAAAGACCCTACTAAAAAAAGTTTTATTCAAACCTTTATAACAGACCCGTTTAAAAAAAGAAAAAAAGCTAAAGAGAAATTTAAAACTGATGAACAAAAATTTGTCCAACAAGAAAAAGATACAATTATTGATTTAAAAAAACAAGCGAGCACTGCAACTAAAGGAGCAGAGGATACATACAATGCTTTAAGCGATGCACAAAAGAAAATTCATGATGCCGGAATATCAAGAGGTATGTCTAAAACAAAAATACTTGCTTACATTGCAGGCGGGGGAACACTTGCGGGTTTAGGTAAATTTGGTTATGATGTTAAGAAAAAAATGGGTGAAATGAACAAAGGCGGATACGTTAAAATGAATAGAGGCGGAGAAGCAAAAAGAAAGAGTTCTTCATCTAAAAAATCTAGGGGTGTAGGAGCGGCAATTAAAGGAACAAAATTTAAAGGCGTATTTTAAATGAAAAGACAGAAAAAAAAACTTGATAAAAAACCATTTTATGGCCCACAAGGTTCAAAAGGGTATTTTAATCCAAGTTTAACAGGAAAAGATTTTGCTGAATCCGCAAACAGAGCACAAGGTATTACGGTTAAACCATCTAAAAAAGATAAAGCTATTATAAAATCAGAAAAAGTAAGACGTATTAAAGCAAAAAACAAAGCTAATCCAATGGGTAAAAAAAGTGGAGGAATGATAAATTCAAGAAGTATTGCTAAAAAATATTTTAAAGGTGGAATGGTATAAGTGGAGATAACTAAATTTATCAAACACGTTTCAACAAAGATTGAAAATGAAATTACCGACCGCAAGGATGCCTTTGCAAATGGTAAACTACAACCAGAAAATTATA